GCCCTCTTTATATTCAGACGTTCCCTTATATGGATTATCACAATAGACTATTGCATCTGTAGGGATAACAATATTTTTATAATCGTCTGAAAATAACCTTACGTTTTGTTTACGCTGCAACTGCTGCAACCGCTGCAACTGCTCCAACTGCTGCAACTGCTGTAATTCTAGCGTTCTACTTTGTAATTCTACTGATATACGCCTTAACTCAATCCTACGCCTAATACGGTCTTTATATTGAAATACACGGTCTATTTGTTCCTTTGTCAGCATGCCTTGAATTAAAGCACTATTGCTATTAACTACTAATTCATGTCCTGCTTTTTTGATATGTTCAATGTCTTTGCCAAATAAATAAGTTACTTGATTATTCCCAAAACTATAACCGCATTGAACAAAACCCACATACCACGGTTCATAATTGTCGCTATTGTCACGGCTAATATCAAAGAACATTTCACGAGTAACAAACTTTGTTACAATATCTTCAGGTAATCCTTCAAATATTACCTTTTTCAATAAGGCAACTACATATTTGTTTTTGTCATTGGCGATAACACTCCATCCTTTTTTGATGAAATATTCGCCTACTGCAAAACCGCCGCAAACCAAATCGACTAAAAATTTACTTTCAGGATTCAACTTTGAAATAGTACTATAAATTTTGTGTGCAGACTTTCTTTTGCTGCCTTGATAGGGGATAGGCATTACTTCCACAATTTTTGCGCTGTGATTAATTTAGCTTGCAATTCTTTCACGTCTTTATTTGCATATTGCAAGCTCATTCCGTGCGACCTCTTAACTGTACCATCTTTCATGCCTTGGTGTATTGCTTTTGCTTGTTCAAGTTTATATTCGTAATAGTCCAAACTTTCTGGCATTGACAAGTTTATGACGTTCGCCTGTTTTTCCCAATATTCAGCCCTGCTTTCATATTCAGCGGCTTTATTGCTTTCCGCAACACATTTCCCCATCCTATTCCAATTGCGGTCTATTAAAGCTCTGTGCCGCTTTTCTGAATGATGCCCTATTTTTATAGGCTCTGCTAGTACTAAGAAGTCTTTACCTTCTTGTGAAGCCTTGTAATAATCATTTGAGCGTTTCTCGGCATTAATAGCCCATCCTTGTAAACGCTCTGCCTTAGCCTTAGCTCTCTCCTGTACGTTGTAACCGTCTGCCCTTACTATCGAGTAGTAAAAGCAGCCGTCCTTTGCGGCTACTTGGTTAAATACTATACAGTCGTGTTCTTGACCGTACTTAGTTGTAAGGGTGATTATTTCCCCTTTTTCGTGTTGTTCTGTACACTTTGCAACAAATACATTTGCACAATATTTTTCGTATGTGTTCATTATTCTTCAATTTTAAGTACCAACAATATTTTTTCTAGTTTATCCTCACTTGGAAACATTCTACACGTTTCAATGTGAGCAATTGTCGAAGTAGCAACGTTCACATAACCTGCTAGTTCTTGCTGCGTTATATCCAACGCCCTACGCTGTTTTCTGATTAACTTCGCCCACTCGGACTTAGTTTTGTTCTTGTACGTCCATTCCATTATGTTCAAATTTTACTTGTGAAAAAATGCCGTCTTGCTCGGCTTGTCTAATCAACTCCATGCACTTGTCATAGCCTTGTTCGCTATTTTGCATTAAGTGGGTAATCTTGCCTATTAACTCCCATTTTTCGGGTAGGCTGTGCTGTTGCCAACGTTCTATGTTCATAATCTTAATGCAGTTTATAGGATGCTGCACCCCTTTGAGGTGAATTAATTAGATTTGATGTATTCGATTCTAAACATACATAAATCAAATTTTACGTCTTCAATATTATCTATTGTAAAATAAGAAATTGTACTTTTTACAAAGCCTAAATTTAATAATTCAGATTCTAACTTATTGAAATTTGATAGTTTTGTCCATGAAGCAGTAAACTCTATTTTATCAAAAGTTGATGCAATTTCTACAAATCTTTTTTTACTTGTAGAATATACTTTAGTACCAAACTTAGTTGATTCCAAAACTGTTAAAACTTTGCTGATATTTAATGTAGCTTGTGCCATAATCTTAATATTTATCTCTCCGCTTAATTGCTTTGATGACACGAAGATATAGGTTATTTCAATACGTTGCTAATTATTTTTTATAATTCTATAATTTTTTATTTTCATTAACAAATACAATAACTTAAAATAAAGCTTAAATTTCAATTATAGTGTAGTTAGTAATATAAACCCCTTACTTCCATTAATAAAGACTAAAAACAAGGCTAGGGGATGCAAATTTGACTATTTCTTTGATTGTGCTGTATTCGCTTCCTTTATTAAGTCTCAATTTCTTATCTAACTTTCTTTTTTTTAACGGCGGCGTACATTCACAAACTCCTAATGCCTTTCCTATTGAGACATAACTAAACCGATAAACTACACTAGCGATAAAACAAAAGTATTCCTCAACTTCTTTCACGTCTATTTCAATGTCGGAAAAGTATAATTCAATTAATAACTTCAACTGTTGCGGCGTTGTTACTTCTTTCATAATTTAAAATGTCTTTTTAAAAGTTCCAAATCATTTACGCAAATCCAATCTTTACTATCAATCCAATCTTTTACTACTTGAAGGCTGTTGATTATCGTTGTATGGTCTCGATATAACGGTTCTGCAAGTTGTTTCAGTTTGAACTTGTAGTATTTTCGCCCTATGTAGGCGTAGTAATGTCTGACCTTTACTATTCCCTTGTCTCTGTTGCGTCCTGCTACTTTTATGGGGTGTTCTTGCATAATATCGCATACTTCATTAAGTAGCTGTTGTGGTGTGGGGATGTGTTTTATTTTATGTAGTTTAATATATAAGCAATAACGTCAACGGTAAACCCATTTCCGCATGATTTATAAATTTGTGAATCTGATATTATTTGTTTGCCATCTTTAAAAAAGTAATCGTCTGCAATCGTTTGAAGTCTGCAAACTTCGATTACACTCAATCTTCTGATACGGTAATTTTCTAATAATAATATCAAATCCATATCCGAATGGTTACCGCCACTATTACCACCTGCTGTAAAGCATACACTTTTATTTTGGTTTTTTTTTACCTGTCCGTCTCTTGAAACTTTGATAAAATTATTTTCCATCCTACTGCCTTCCTTTGTTGTTACTGTTTTAGATTTAGTATCAAAGTTTTCAGTAGGGGTAAAAGAAAAACCTTGATTATTAGCTTTCATTTTTTCATGATTACTAATAAAAAAAGATAACATCTTATCACTCAAATAATACTTTTCATCAACTTCGCTTTCAGGCTGTAAAATGTGCTTTAATAAGATGCCTTTGTCTTTTGGTTGTTTGATAGTTGATACCGGGTAACCAAACAAACCTGCTGACTGCAAGCCAAAATTTGTCCAGTAGTTCCTTTTCCTAGATTGGGCTGAAAATAAAGCTGAATTTATTTTAATAGGAGCTACGCCTAAAATGTTTGTTATAACTTTTTCATGTTCTTTTTTCATGTAAACGTTTTCTAAAATATACTTAACATCAGGATTAAACTTTTGAACGTGGCGTAGAATATTGACAAACTCAAAAAACAATTTACTTCTTTCGTCATCAAAAGCAAGTTGTTTTCCTGCAAAACTAAATCCTTGACAAGGTGACCCGGCAACAATTAAACCTATACTTTGCCAATCTATACTCCATGTTTGCCATTCCGTAACACTACCCAATTGTATAGTATCAGGATAATTGCACATAGTAGATTTAATTGCGTGTTTATCAATCTCGCTTGCATAATATTTGTTGTATTGTATTCCTGCTCTATTTAATGCCTGTTGGCAACATGATATACCATCGAATAAGCTTAACACATTTATTTTCATAATCCTAATTTTTGTTTTTCCTGCAATATTGCGCTGTCTGATAGTATCATAATTGTTTGTTTTATGTGTTAAAATTCATTTTCTCTATCTACGTCCATCCCCCATAAATCCGCTTGCTCTAATTGCTGAACTACTTCAATCTTTTTAAAGTTTGGCGGAGGTTGTGGTTGCTGTGTTTGTGGCTTTACTTCTGCAACGTCTAATCCTGTGTAACGTCTTGTCATTCTATCGTAGTCAAATAAACGCATACCAACACGACCCAACCAATAAAACTTTACTTTCTGAACATGAACCTCTGTTGTGCCGTCCTCAAAATTTCGATAAATTGATAATCCGTTATGTGTCTTATTAGCAAAATGAACTGAACCGCTAATATTTTGCATTGTAGGTATTTCGTATTTCTTAGTAACTAAATTCTTTTGCATCTTAGTAGGATGAGCAACTAAGAAACAATGAATATGATATTTTTTTATAAAGGATGTTAGCTTGCTAAGTGTTTGGCTTATGTATTGAGTTTCGGGCATCCCAATAGGTATTTGATGCTCTATACAGTTCCACGGGCTAATCACTAAGCAGTTAATCCCATATCTTACAATCATTTGCTTTGCCTTTTCGATGATTGAATCAATCGTAGTATCCATTTCATCAACATTCATTAATTTAAAATATTCTGAAACAAATAAAACTCCTTCATTAAATTCATCAGGATTCATTCTTTGTGTGGTATCTTTTCTAAAGTCAAATGCTTTGTTAGTGTATTTCTCTAGTAATTTACTCGCTGTTATTTCTGTATTTTCTTCAAATTGGCAAACTGCCGTTTTCCAGCCGTTAATCTTAGCTAATCCCATGCAAATATTATTCACAACCTCGTCCTTACCATGTCCATTAATACCTGTGACCATTGTAAGTTGCTGAGGGATAAACGTAACAAAACTATCATTATCGCCTAATTCATCTAACATTCCACTATTGCATCCTTTGGGATAACCATTTTTATAAAAGTCTTGCAATGTTGGAAACATATCCTCCATTGTGCTTTCACCTTCAAGTGGGTATAACTTAGCGTTTAAAATCAAATCATTTACCGCTTGTTTGCCGTACTTCAATAACACTTCGTTTGTATCCTTGCACCCTTCAGGATATTGCACCAATAAACAACGTTCTTTCCCTAAACGTCTGCAAAGTTCTTCCGCTAATTTTTTACCGGCTGCATCGCCATCACTAGCGATATAAATACGTTCCTTATTTTCAAAATATTTATAACAATTGTCTAAGTATTCTAAATTCAATTTACCTGTAGCTGCCCCGTTTGGAACACTTACAACATTATACTCATTCGCTTCATAAAAAGACATCGCATCTATTTCACCTTCGCAAATTATTGCATCGTCTGTACCATCTATTGCATCAATGTTGTAAAAAATTAGCTTACTATCTTTATTTAATTTAAAGTCTTTATTTTTTGCTCTGAACTTAATATTTACCAATTCGTCATTTTGATAAAAATTAAAACAAATAGTAGGCACTTCTTTTTGTGCTTTCGGCATCCATTCCAAACATTCAGTTACATTGAATCGTAGTAAAGTATTGTTTGATATTCCCCTATTCTTTTCAAAATACTCAATTGTCTTTTTTGATAACTTTTCAAGTCTAGGAGTAGGCTTTTCGTAAGTTTTTTTATTTTCGGTTGTTTCTTCAAGTACTTCAATATTGTATTTTGCTGCAAGAAACTTTAAAGCGTTTGGATATGTTGTTTTTTGGTGTTCCATGACAAAAGTAATAGAATCACCACTTTTACCGCATCCAAAACATTTAAACATATCTTTCGATTTACTTACAGTAAATGAACCGCTTTTCTCGTCATGGAAAGGACATAAACCAACATGATTACTACCGTTCTTTTTTAATGTAACATATTCACCTATTAGAGTAACTATGTCAATCCTTTGCTTAACTGCATCTAATGTTAATTGTGCTATCATGTTACATTACAAATTCGGGTACGTAAATAGGGATTTCTGTAATTTTCTTTTTGAAGTCGTTAGCTTTCCATCTAGCAATCCTCATAGATAAATCCCAAGTCTTTTCTAATTCAAATTTCATTTTAGTTTTTGGCTTATTAGGCTCTACCCAATAACTAAAGAATTTTGCTAATAAATCTTTTTCGTACTTATCCTTAAAAGATTGTACTTGTATAGCAAAATCTTTCCTTCTTTCTTCAAATGACTTTTTGGTGGAGGTTGCTTTAGCAACAATAATATTTTCTTTATTTATTTCTTTTATTTCCTTTCCTTTCCTTTCTAGCATTGCGGTCGCATCTGTTTCGCATTGCGTTCGCATAACATTCGCATTGCGTTCGCTATGCGTTTGCATTGCGTTCGCATTATTATCTAAATAATTTCTATAAATTTCCCATCTTTTATTTGCTGAATCACTAGCGTTTTTGCTTTTTTCTTTCCTTTCGTTCAGTCTTCTTTCTACCGATAAACTGCCAAAATTATTACCATCAATTATAAATAAATTAAAGTCATTTATGATGCTTTTTATTATGTCAGTATCCACTCTTAAATCGTCTGCAATACCTTCGTAATCCAATCTCATTACGTTTGCATTATTATAAAGGTCTTCTATAATTGCCCAAAAAATGCCATAACCTTGCATCCTGTGTTTTCTTATTAGTAGCTTTATTTTTTCATCATTTCTAGTATTGAAATCATGAGTAAAGTAAAATGTATCTTTTGCCATCGTTAGATATTTTAAGGTTCGTAGTGAGTAAATTGTTGGTCTATATAATTTTTTATATCTTCCCATTCAGTAATAGGAATAATAATTTTTTCACCATTTAAGGCTTTTAAAATTTGGATTTCATTTCTTTTTGTTACTGTACATAAATACTTTTCTTCAGTATTATTTTCAGTTTCAACAACGTAAATTAATTCTAATTGTGCCATAAAAATAAAAAAACCCGAAAGATGGACTAGGTAGAAGTGAACATAACACTTTAGTTATGTTCGGCTAGTCCGCCTTTCGGGCGTTTAAAATGAGTTTATTGTCGTACACTTCTACCTGTGCGAACTGCTGCAAATATAATCATTATTTCAATACAAAATCTATTGCACTCCAAAAATCATCGGGAGTTTTTATAAAAAAATAATAACCGCCTGCTGCTATTTCTCTTCTTTGTTCTTCAATTTGGTAAGCACTAGGTTTATCATTTCCTATTTTTATTTCAAACTTAAAACTTTTGCTTTTAAAAGTCGCTGTAACGTCCGCCGTTCCTTTGCGTGTTGTGGATGGAATGTATTTTTTGACTGTAAGGATTGTGCCGCTTGGTTGTTTCTGTTGTGCATCGACCATTCGCCCTGCACTTGATACCCTTGTCGCATTTCCACCCATCCAATTAATAACGTTCACTATATAATTTGTAAGCCCGTTACTTGCTCTTATGTCAGGCATTTTAGGCAAAGTGTAGAAATTATCCTTATGTACGCTTGGGAACTTCTTTTTACTCCACTCTTTGTGAATCTCGTTGTATCGTTCTTTGTAGGTCATTGTTGTAAAAATTAACCTGCTATACGGATTTGGTATAGCAGGTGTTAATAATAATTTAGATTAATCTAAATTATTATTTAGGATAACCTAAAAAGGCAAATCATCACTTGCCACATCAGTTACCGTTCCCGCTGCATTGCTTTGTGAAAAAGTAGTAGGTGCTTGTTGTTGCTCGGTATTACTACTACCTAATAATTGAACACTACCAACCCTACATATCAACTTTACGCCTGTCCTTCCATCGTTTGTTTGATACTGTTGTATATCAGGTTGCCCCTCAATGTAAACCTGAGTACCTTTTTTAAGATATTGGGCTATTGCTGTTTTTTCACTCCAATACGCACACTCAATCCATAAGGATTTAGTTTGTTGATTACCCTGTGCATCCTTGTATTTTTCTGAATGAGCTACTGAAAAGTTAATCACTTGCCTTTCGCCTACTTTCCGAACTTCTGAATCCTTGCCCAAATGTCCGATTGCTGTTAATTTAATCATAATATTTATATAACTAGATTACCTCTAGTGGGGGTTTATTTTGTGTTAGGTTTACGTTTAAGATAATAATTATATGAAACTATAAAAGATTGTACTTTTTTCATTTTAAAAAATAAAGGATATTTATCAATAATAGGGCTAATTATATTAAAATAAATCCACGGGTTATCTTTATATGATAAAGTCAATCTACTATGATAATATTTTATAGATTTTAATATTTCAGTTTCTTTAATTGAAAATAAATCATCATTTTCATAAAACTCATAACATAATTTTAATCCAATAAAATACTCTTTTACTATTTCCTTATTTTGTAATATCCCTTTATTTTTTATTTTAATATCTAATTTAGAAAGTTCAGTTTTTATAAATAATGGTGTATTTTTATGTAAATTATTTATTCTGTAACTTTCATAAAAATGCTTTATAAAAGCTAACCTATAATCTTTCAAATTATATCTTACACTTTTAGCGATATTACAACCCGACTTCATTTAATAAATCTTTTGATGTTTCTTTTGAATCTCTAATAAATTTAGCTGCATCTAATTGACATACTAAAACATTATTAGCTTGTTTCATTAGTGATGCTGTAGCCTTTGCGTGTTCTACTTTAATTTTTTGTTGGTCTAACTTGCGTGAAGTTGCCATTGCAATTTCATAAATAGCATTAAATTTGTCTGCCATTGTTTGTTTTGTTATTTCATTTTCCATAATTATTCCTGGCTGTCAGTAGCCTTACTTTTTAGTTTAATTTGTGAATCTATGTAACTTTTAACTACGTTCCAATCTTCTAGGGGGATGAAAACGTGTTCAACAAAAGGGATATTATCGTTGTCGGCTATTATGATGTTTTTCTTAATAATATCGACTTGTATTTTATTTATCTCCATGTCTTTTATTTAGGATTGATAATAATTCATCTAATTTTTCAAATAACTTAGGCAACATTTCAACTTCTTTTTCAAGTTCCTTAACTCTATCCTCTAGTGTATTAGGGCGTTCAACGTGGATGTTACTAATTGCATCAACTAAGTAATTAGGGGTGTAATAAGTAGGGTCTGCAATTAGTTCTTTTGCATTAGTAGGTTCTTCCTTGAGTTCAATCCATGTTCCGTTTTCAAAGTTTTTATTGACTTCATCAATATTTCTTTGTTGCCTAAAATCACAACCTCCAGATTTACCTTCAATGTAATAATTTGAACTATCTTTTTTTGTTATTACACAATATTTTGTAATAAAACTTTCTACCATTCTAAACCTTACCCCCTTCCAATTCCGTTGCAACGGTTCACGACCTGTTAATTTAAGGTATTCGGATTTTGTGATTCTTTTACCGTGAGGAGGATAATTTAATATTCCTGTTTCATTGCCAACAAATGCAATAAAATCATCTTTCCATTTCATAACATAACTTTTTTAAAGTGATTATTTATTATTGTTCTTTGCAATCTATTAGGTTGTCGTGTTTCGTACCACTTACCTAACCTTTTTTCAGATAGCCTTTTCGCTGCTAATATTACCTTACAGGGTCGAAAATCAGCATACTTTAGCCTATTCATTCTTTGTCCTGTTCGTGACATTGTTCTTTGTTTTATACGTTTTATTAATTGTTGTTGCCCTGCTTGTCCTGTCAGCAATTGCAAAGAAACCTAATAAAGTATTGAGTTTATCAAAATCAACAAAACCTTTTTTAGTTTCGCTCTCAATTGCTGTGATAGGGTAGCCGTATTTATTTCGCTGTTGTGCCATTGCTTATAATTGTTGCGTTATATTCCTTATCATATTCTACTAACATGATACGAGCCTTTATTTTAAGGTCTTCATCGTTACCTAGTAATTCAGTTAAAAGACCTATAAATGTCGGGTTTCGTGGGTGACATTGCAATTTACGGGCTGCATCGAAAGTGCCGCTAATTTGCGCAAACTTAATCGCTTGTACTTTCTCTTTTTCTTCGTTTGTCATTTTAATAAATATTTACCCGCTTCAATTACACGGTTAGTTAAGAAATCTTTGTCACTTTCGGGAATCTCAAAACGGATAACGTTTACATTCTTGTAATAGCCATCATCTAAGATATACGGCAGTTCGTTAATTTCAGCCCATTGTATCCACTTTGTACCATACTCTAGTGCTAAGTCTTGAATACATGCAAGTTCGCTTAAATAAGGCATATAAACAATCAATTCGCCGTACTTACAATTATTGATAATTGCATTACTAACTAACTGCCAGTAGTACTTTTCACCGTCTTTGTGGTTATCCCTAATGTATTGAATAGGATTATCGCAACCGTTGTAAAGTGGTTCTACCAATTGACAAAATGATTTTCGTGTCATCGGACATTTGAAATCTACAATAGTGCCGCCTTTATCATTCTTTATTGCATCTTTAGAGCCACGCCAATAGTCAATAGTCGGGTGTGTGTCGGTTTCCTGTGAAGTTACACGATAATCAAATGACACTAAATCAATAATCCTGTATTCGCAAAGTTTCCCCCAGGTTAGCGGCTTTGCGTTGCTTTCAATGTCAATCGGCAAATTTAGCTTTCTTTCAAAACGTTTTTCTTCAATATAAGTAAAAGCAGGTGCGCCAAATATTTCACCGTTTGCCTTAGCCTTTACAGTCGGGTTGCTTGTAAGCGCGACTATTTCGCTACTTGTAAAGTTTCCGTTTCTTTTAGTGTTGTCCATTTTATAAAGTTTGAAGGTACTTGAATAATTTTGTGTATGACTGTATCTCCTTAGTATCAATAATTAATTGATAAGTAGGCAATGATGTAGCAGGAATAAACGCTTTTTTTTCTTCGAATAGTGCCGTTAATTCCTCTAGTGTAGTTTGTTGCGGCTTGATTAATGGGTTATAACCGTCTTGTTTTTTCCTATTAAGGTCACGTCCGAAAAGTTTACCTAATGACTGTGCAGCATTTTTCAAACATTCAGCCTTTAATTTAGGGAATGCCATATCTAAGGCATTGCTTTTTTTGTTTGAGCTATTCAAAGCCCATTGATTTTTTTCCTGTTGTGTCATTCCCTCGGGTGCTTTATCTACCATTATAACGATTGATGCCGCCCCTTGTCTTTTCAACCATCCATTAACAACGGGGTGAAACACTTTTAAGTCTATTGCCCCTACAACTTCGTTCCCTATTTGCGCCCAACGAAAGTTATCGGTTTCCCATAAGCCAAAAAACAATTCATCTAAAGTCATTTCAATGTGACTTATCGTTACTGTTTGCGCCCGTCCGTCAGGTGTTTTGTCTAAACTTTCGAGTGAAGGATTTGAATGTAATTTGCTGTTAAAATTTTGGCACGCAATCCTAAATGATTCTATTGCACTTGCATTTTGCGCCATTTGTGCAAGTGCGTTTGTGCCTGTGGTCTGTAATTCATTATTCATAATCTTAATTGTTTTGTGAAGTGCAAATATACAACTCTAAAAATATAAAACAAATATTTTTGCAAATTTATTTTGGAATTTAAAAAGATTGTATATATTTGTAAAAAGTTATTAAGGATATGAGACAAGAAACAGAAAATTGCGTTATTACATATAGTATAGAAGAAGACGAAATAATAATATATATGATTGAAGTATCTACCTTATATCGTGGACAAGGGTTTGCAAAAAAAGCAATGAAAAAATTTATGTCAGATAATTACGGCAAATTTATCAGCCTTCATGCTTACGGTCAGGATGATAGCGTTTCAACTGAAAAGTTAGTAGATTTTTATAAATTTTTTGGATTTGAAGTTGTTGCAGGAAGTAATGATTTTGGTTTTGAAATGCAAAATAATCCTTATTAATATGACTAATCAACAAATCAAAACCCTAGCAAAATTCGCAGGATTAAAGTACCGTCTAATAATGGACTTGTTACATATTGAATATTACGGAATGAGTGCCGAACATTCAAGAGACTTTCTTTTTGATGTTTGGATAGTTTACCGAGATATTGACCGCTCTAAGTGGCAGCATATAAAGGAGTGGACTTACATAAATGATAGGGTGCGAATTGAGTACGCTATTTTAAACGAGCCTATTGAAAAGTCATTAACATTATTATCAAACAGTATAACCAATTTGAATTTATGAAATTAAAACAAAGCGTTATCGAACGCATTAACAACCGTGATGTAAGGCTTAAAATAGCGGAGGCATTGAGTAAGAATAAGCCCATGTCAGAATGGAACGTTCAACTACTTATTAATAAAAATAGCTGCAAAGGCTCATTGACTAAGATAGATGCACTTAGTTGTATTGCAGTATTGTTAGGTAATAGTAGTAAAGATATTTTTGAACTTTTAGAAAATTAAATGTATGGTAGCAAGAATAAAAGAAAATGACATTTTTATACAATATTGCAAAGTAAATGGTACTCATGTTGTATTAGGATATGATAGAGTTAAAACATATTTTTCACTTCATACCCTTTGCATCGCCTACCCCAAAGGCAAACGCCCTGAGTTGCCTTACCCACAAAATCCGAGTAAAATAGAAAGTAATGGGCTACAAAAAAGCGAATGATAGACTAATAAAATTATCCGTTATAATTTGCATAATTGAATTGATTGTATTATTGATTAAAAAATAATCCAAAAATATTTGCAAATAAACTTGTTGTTATCAAATAAGTTATATATTTGTGTCTCATTAGTAACAAATAAAAAATTTAAGATTATGACACAAGCGACATTTGAAAATAAAAAAGTTTTAGTTAATAAAATACTAACTAAAATAAATCAGGTATCAAATAAAAAAGTAGAAATAAAAACTTTTTTTGATTTGATATTTATGTCAAACAAAGACTTGTCAATATTAGCAAAAAAAATACAAGCTTAATCCCATCACACAGGCGGCATAAACAACCGCCTACAAATTTAACTATATGAAAGAATTACTACAGTATTACCGACAAACTTTCCTTCCCGAACTATTGGAAGATGCACTCAAAGAAGTGCCTAGAAATGACAAAAAAGTTGTCTATTTAAGGCAACAAGTTAATCACCTTAAAAAGCAATATAATGCAGAACGTACAACTAATTAAGCAACTTGAAAAGAAGGCTGAAATGTACAATGACTTTACACGAAATAACAATGTACTTGAAGGCTCGAATTTCTATAAATCACAGGTTGCAAAGTACAATGAAGAAATAGTAAATTTGTGTAAGCAAATAGAATCACTACATACTGAACAAATAACAGGCATTTTATAAACAAAAATAAATAAAACAAAAATGAAAAAAGTATTAAGATTATGGGTTAATGGTAAAGGTTATGAACCTTTCGAGTATGAAACATTTGAGAATATATCGAATGAGTTAAAAGAAAGAAATATATCAATAGGTTCTAATAGCGAAATAGGTGATAATAGCCGAATAGGTGATAATAGTGTAATAGGTTATAATAGCGAAATAGGTGATAATAGCCGAATAGGTTATAATAGTGTAATAGGTTCTAATAGCCGAATAGGTTCTAATAGTGTAATAGGTTATAATAGCGAAATAGGTGATAATAGCCGAATAGGTGATAATAGTGTAATAGGTTCTAATAGTGTAATAGGTGATAATAGTGTAATAGGTTCTAATAGTGTAATAGGTTATAATAGTGCAATAGGTTCTAATAGCCGAATAGGTTCTAATAGCGAAATAGGTGATAATAGCCGAATAGGTTATAATAGTGTAATAGGTTATAATAGCGAAATAGGTGATAATGTAAAAGTCAAAACTTTGTTTTTTTGTGGTTCAAATCATTCAGTTTATTATTGGGGTGAAGATAAAATACAAATAGGATGTCAGTCTTTTACTATTTCAGAATGGGAGACTAATTTTAAAATTATCGGTATAAAACATAATTATTCGGGAGAACAAATAAAAGAATACGAATACTATATTAACGCAATTCGTCAATTTCACAATCATTTAAACCCTTAATCATGTGGATTACAATAACGATTACCTTGCTAATAGTAGCAGAAATGATAGGAGTAAGATATTTTTCTTTGCCTATCTCAAACGATAACGATAACTTTTAAATTAAGATTATGGACATTACATTCGAGTGCGAAAATGCACAAATTAAGTCACACAGTGACCGTAAAAGAGTACTACAAGTAACTTGTACAAACGTAGATTATGAGAGTATTTTATCGCAAATACTTGATAGCGTTGATGGTATTGATTCACTACTCAATCAACTAACAGAAAAACAAATTAACGAACATTTAAAAAACCGTTTATAATGGCATCAATTATTGAGTACATAGACGAATTACTAGAAGTCACTTTTTACGGTGACGTTACCACCGAGCAAACAGGCGAAGACGGTGGGGAATATTGGGGTGCAAAATACCTACCTACTATTAAGACTTACGAAGTAGTAGAAAACATTGAGTTTGAGAAAGTACCCGATGAATATGCTAGCCGTGTTCAAACGTGGTTAAATGATAACTACGATGATATTGAGACAAAAATTATCAAAGAATACAACAAATAATTGAGTACATACGGCGGCAGTTTCTACTGCTGCCTCTTTTTAAAAACATTAAGATTATGGCAGAAACATCAAACATAGTACAAGGCTTTCACCATTTGAGAAAAGCACAATTAAATTTTGAAGTTGTGAAATCAATGTCACATACAACTTTTAAAAGACAAGTACAAAGTACATTGATAGATAGGATTGAATTATTGAAAGATAACTTCCTTACTCATTTATCTTTCGATTTCCCTCGTGAAGTTAAGGACGGCATCAATAATGAGTGGCAAAGTGATGTATTAGCAATAGATAACATTTACAACCTGCTGCACCTATTAACCCCCGAAAAAAGGGAACTTGTAGAAACAATAATTGAAGCCTTATTGAATAATGAAAATATAGAATTTAATGGAAAATAAAGAACTATTACCCTCTCAAATCGGATGTATTGATTTGGAGTGGTTAGATGGCGAAATAAAGTATTATAAAAATAGAGGTTATCAATCGGAAGTAAAGTCTTTACAATTAGTAAAAAATAAAATATTCCCCGTTACCCCGTTGTTGTCGGACGCTTGGAGTAAAGGTAGCATTCACAGAGATTACCTTAATAAAGGCAGCAAATGGGATGGATTGAAGCCTATTGATAAAAATGATTATATAGTATCACCAATTAAAATAAACAAAGATGAATAATAAAATACCACAAGAAGTAGTTGATAGATATAAAAAAGTTATCATCAAAGAAATTGATAGTAACTTAGAACTTCATGTACATGATGATATGGATTTATTAAGAAGAAATTTTATTTTGCCTTTACCATTTTATTACTCTGAATGTTATGTTATGCAACAAGATAGAATAGTTTACATTGGTAGCAAATTAAATACAATAAATTTCATAAATAACAATAGAGGTAATTTTTTTGAACAATTAGGTTTATTAACTACAATGATTGAAAGTAAAGAATTGAGAATAGGGAATTATGTAAAATGCCCCTTAGATGAAACTTTTTTAAAGGTAACTACACTTAAAAATAAATTAATAATTGCAAGTAAAGGGGAAAATGTAAACTATAATGCAATTGGACCTATCCCCCTAACAGAATATATACTGTTAAAATGTGGGTTTGAAAAAACAAACAGGATTGATTTTGGCGAATTGAAAGAATGTTATGCAAACTTTTCATTTGCCTTAATGATTAGGCACAATTCTTTTTTTGTTGATTGGATTGGTGGCAATACTGAAGTAAAGTATTTGCACACTTTACAAAATGTATTTTATTTTTTAACAGGCAAAGAATTAAACGTAGAATTATGACAAATAAAGTATCATTTCATTTCATCATTAACATAGTACTCCTTGAACTTATATACTTGTCAAATACTACTCACATAGGTAGTTGTTTTATTGGTTTAGGAGTTTGGAATGCTGTTTATTCAATAATAATATATAGTAACAATGGAAAATAAAACAGCACTACAAATATTTTGTGAGAATATCGAACACAACATGAGTATTGAAACTTTTAGTTTTTATACCTTATTGAAAAGGGATTGTTTAGAAATTGAAAAGCAGCAAATAATAGATGCCGCTAAGTGGATGCCGCAACCTTTTGAAAAAATTGAATTTTTGCCCGAATTGGGAGCGGAATATTACAATAAAAATTATAACAATGGACAATAATAAACGCAAACAAGGTTGGTATTGGTGTAAATTAAAAAATAATGTTTATGTATGCAGGTATTACACAGGGCTTGTTTGGTATAATAATGGGGAATATTTTGATGATTTATTCTTTCAATCAATCAACGAACAAAGAATAACTATGCCAGATGAACCTAATGTACTCGATAACGTAATAACTTCAATCAAAGAAGATATACAACTCGCTGCATTCAGTAATCAAGTGTACGGTAAGCAATTATTGAGTATTATTGAACAATTAAAAGCAACGCTATGAGTAAAATATATGAATCATGCCCTAATTGTGGCAGGACTTATGATGAGATTGATTACGATTATCAGATATGTAGTTTATGTGGATATTACCCTGAAAGATTTGAAATGTGCAAATTCTACAATAGTAAGCTGTATGATTCAGTTAAAAGAATGAAGAAAGTTACAAAAGGCATACATTGGCATGAGAATAGTTTTAGTTATATTATCGAACATTTTAACACTTATAATTTTAATTAACAATGATAATCAACCCTCGTTCTTTCAATCGAGAATTTAAAGGCTATAAAGACAAGCATTTTAAGCAAGCAACGCAACTAAACAACTGCACTACTCAAATAAAACATCTTTGGTTTAAAGTTCGGTTATTGCGTGTCACTAAGGGTAGACATTGGGCAAAAGGTTATAAATATAGTCTTCATGTAAGTTGTAAAATTTATTAACTCGTGACGGCTAAGTGCTGCCACGAAAAAAGCTAGGGTTATTAAACCTTAGTAGCCATCTCTTTTTAGGGGTGGCTTTGTTTTTATACCGTCCTATCAAAAGTAATTTCAACCGTTCCATTTGCAAGCATATTTTTCAACTTGATAAAAAACGATTCAAAAGCAATGCGGCTTTCAGTAACCATGTCTTTAGCAATTCCTGTACCGGGTAATAGGCAGCCTTCCGTGTCTTTTGATTTATTGCCTGGATGGATGCGGATTCCATCGAATGCCCCAACGTTTAAAAGTATAGGCAAAACCTTTTGAAACCGATTACTGAAAGAGGTTTGCACTTGATAAGTACCTTCAGGAATAGCAGTTTTAGTCGGCTCTTTTAACTTTTGCAATTCAGCTAAAGGCATAGATTGTTTTAAGCCCCTATCCTTATCTTCGAGAATGTAGCACTCAAAATGTCCGTTAATGTATAAGCGGCTTATTGTACTTTCTTCTGTTTTAATTATTGCTTTAACTAATAGTTTGTTTGTCATAATTAAATATGTTCAGATGTTTTTAATTTCATAAATGCTACTATTTGATGTGTTTTAATTTGTTCTTTATCGTAATCAACTATACATAATTCATGGTTACCTTTCAAAAACTCATTCAACTGATATAAGCCATCATTAACACCACTTAAATAATCGTCACTACCACTAAAATCTTTCTTAATTTCTTCTATTATTGTATTCATAATATCCTACTACTTTTAAAAATTAACCCAATAGCCGCTAAACCTGCAATAACGCCTAATAGTATCGCCCAAAATTGCCATTTATCTATCGTTTTGTTACATTCACCAATACGATTATTACTATCGATGTATAGTGCTTGTAGTGTGCTATTTGCTGACCTTAGTGTAGTATTGTCATCTAATATCTGATTGTCTCTTATATCGATTGTATCGTGGACTGTTGCAAGTGTGCGAAGTCGTATAATAGTAGTATCGTGTTTTGAGTTTGTAACAGTATCAACAAATGAGAATGATTGAACGGTGGTATCATGCTTGTAGATAGTATCACTACCCTTAATTATAGTGTCATTGCTGCAAGGGTGCAAACGTGTATAAACGTGACCTACCGTATCGAATGACTTCGAGTTAGTTAGTACTTTCATTATTGCCGTTCGGTCAGTCATGCAGCCTATAAGAGCAAATAGAATAAAGTAGAGTAGTATGTGTTTGTATTTTTTCATATCCCAAATATGTTTTTAAGGCTTTTCAATGTTTTATCTTCATTATAAATAGGCATACACGTCACAAAGTCGATATTCTTTCCTGCATACTTATTTTTGATAACCTCTTTCGCTGCATTCTGTGAATTTGCCTTTACAGTCATTTTCAACTTTTTGCCCTCAAGAATAAAATATACTTTGTATTGCATAACTATAACATTTTAGATAAAACCCAATCGTATATTTTTTGCACTAAATAAACTAACCCAAAAAAAGCAAGTATAGTTTTTATCATAACAATATTTTTAAAAATTACCCCCTATAAAAATTCCACATTATAGGGGGATTAAGAACTACAATCTTGAATCAGGACTGTATTTTGAGTGTCCTTAATTCTATAGAAAGGGGAAAATGTGCGTCTAAGTCCTCCGAATGCTATTCTTTGGCAACTTGATAGGCATCCCCTTCCAATTACTTATTATCAGGTGCTAATATTTCCCCTTGATTATTACTTATGAATTTCTTCGAAATGTAACTTAGTCCTGCAATTAACGCTGTTGTACCTATGGCTTTCAAATCGAAAGTTAGGCTACCTGTTGAAAGTGATTGAGTTACCACCGTTAATGCAGCCCCCACAACTGAAACAAATAAGCCATGTAAAAAATCAGCCACCCCTACTGTTAAAAACTTTGATTGCATATTATTTATTTTTAATTTGTAAACATTTAACTCCCAGCCACATAGCAAATATAATGTATGCTAGTTTAGCAATTATGATATATATTTGCTGCATCATAATCTTAATAATTAAAGCAGGGGGTTTCTACTTCCTGCTTTTATTTTGTTTGCTAATTGCTTTGATATAATATATACTAGCTAAAATTGATACGATACTGCCTAGAATAAAAGAAACGACTTTCATAGTCATATCTACACTTGCCGCTGAAATTGTAAAAAAACAAAGTCCGCTTAAAAATCCTAGTACTCCGTCTGCCGTCTCTTTTAAATGGTGAATCATGTCGAATAAATTATTTAAAGGTTATTTAAAAACTATTTTAAGTCCGTATTGCTCGTGAATAAACGTTGCAAGTAACTTAAATAAATACTCATTACTATTCCAATCAATGTAATTTTGACCTTGTAATGTGAATGAAACAGACTTTATAACTACTTGCTTTGAAGTCATAAATGAAAATGACAAATTAGCCATATTTTGCAAGTTATCTTCAATTACTTTGATACTCACTAGACTAACAGTATCATTACTCAATACTGTCTTAATTGGTGTAACTTGACACGCTGCAATGCCTGTAATACTATTATCTAGCGTAGGGTGAAAACTTGTATCAATACTATATACTGTTTGCGAATTTGCCGCAATTGCAAAAAATAAACTGATAACTAAAAATACTTTTTTCATAATTAATAACCTTCTAAAATTAAAAAACCTATTGATGATGCCCCTGTTACGGTTACTGCTGTTGTACTTATTGAAGTCACTAAACTTGTCGCTAGTCCGCTAGTTGATAATATTGTAGGTGTATAAGTGAACGCTGTAGGGAATGTATAACTAGCTGTACCCAAAGCATTATTACAATAAATCATAACCTTTTTATAACTGCTTCCTGCAAATGGTTCACTATATATAACCGTTCCACTTGTTGATGCGTTTACGGTTGTTTGTGTAGCTGTTGCGTTAAATACAGTAGCATTTGCTGTGCCACCTAAATAAGTTGCCGTAACCGAACTATTCCCCAAAGTCACCGTATTACTTCCCTTACCTACTGCATTATATCCTATAACGGTCTCATTTGTTTCTGCATTTGCATTATTTTGAGTGTTATATCCCAAAAGTGTAGAATTGTTAATGGTCGCATAGGAATTACTAGAAGAAGCCCCCAAACATAAATTATTTGCCCCTGCTGTCATTGCATTAAGTGAATTATAACCCAATGATGTGTTATTGTCTGTGCCATTCCCTGCGTTATGCCCTGCATTCATCCCTATGTATGTACAATTGCCCCCGTTACCCGTTGCCATTGCGCCATTACCTATTGCAACATTGTTTTGATATATTGAATTAATCATTGCATTATTACCTATTGCAACGTTATTGGTATAATATACCCCACTTCCACTAGCTGCGCTGTTACCTATAACAACATTACCCCCCAATGTAGCTCCATTCATGGCATTGTAACCAATAGCAACGTTTGACCCACTAGTCGTATTGTATATATTTGAAGCTGCGCCCCATCCTATTGCCACGTTATAGGGTGATGAACTGTCTTTCAATAATGCCTGATAGCCTATAGCAACATTATAAGCCCCCACTGCATTTCCCTTCAACGCCTGATAGCCTATAGCAACGTTATTGGCATTACCGCTATTATTCCCCGAAAGTGCTTGGTAACCTACGGCTGTATTAGTTGCAAGTGAATTAATCCCTAAACCTACTGTAAGCGTGTGTATCGTTTCATCTGAAGTAAAAGAATAATTCTTTGTTGTATCTAGCCCGAAAGTAGTAGAAGTTAGTGTAAGCCCTCGCCCTGCTGAATAACTACTGCTACTTAAAGATTGTCTATCTACTTGCCCTGTAACTGTATCAATTATCAGCCCCCACGTTTTGCCTGTTGTGATAGGAATAGAATCTTTATTAGCATAAATTGACTTGAAGTAGTTAGCCGTTGTAAAGGTGTTTATTGAGTTTAAATTAGCTTTGTTTGCAAGTTGATTATAAACACTAACTCTCATTGTATCACTTCTATATTTTGGCTGCCATACACTAGAATCTGCAATTGCATAGTTACCGCTTGCTTGTTTTCCATTAATAGCCGAATAAATATTATTACGGCTACTATCAGAACGATATTTAGTTTGCCATATACTTGAATCCGCTTTTGCATACGCCGCTAAGTCCGTGGTATCTACTATCCTTTTTGCCCCAACATAAGGACTGTTTAAGAAAGTAGCCCTTGAGTTACTGTCAATAGATAACGGTGTATTTAGCTTTACAATATTTTGAACTTCAAAAGTATTTGCACCACTATTATAATTGTTTCCTATTTTCCATTTTGTAGTATCGACTTTTTGAAATAACAGAAATGAACTACCTGTAGCACTTGAATTATTCAAGTCTGCCATATTGTTAGTGCTGCTATGAATATCAAGCGCACTTGAAGGTGTACTTGTTCCAATCCCTAACCTAATTAAAGCAGTATCATATACTAGATTATTCGTATAGCTTATATTATTACTACTATTCCAATAAGGTATTCGTTGCGCTACGCCTGTGCCTGTAATTGTGCCGCTTGTAATGTCTGTTGTATAAGCTAGTTTCTTCCAATTGCCGCCGTTGTAGTTTTGATAGTATAACCTTCCATCTGCTGCACTTCCCGAAATTCTCGCATAGTTGGCATCACTTAAAGTATTTCTGTTCGTATCTTTAGGTATTTGCAAACTATATAATGAACTAACGGTCTGTAAAACTGCATTACCAAATGTGTCGATAGAACGATTAGTACTTAAATCACCTTGCTTTGTGCCGAAAAATACATTACCACCATTCAATGAAAGATACTGTAAGTTATTTCTTTTTAAAATCACATCGTTACCGTCATTACTGCCTATGCTTATTGAAGAACCGAAAGAATTACCGCCGTTTAAGATTGCGTTAGTACTTGCTCCTGCTATCGGCATCCAATAAGTGCCATTACCTGTATAAAGCGTTTGAGCGATTTGTACTAAGCCTATTTTATTAATTATGGTATCAGTAGGAATAACTAACCTACCTGTTAATCGTGTGCTATCCTTTACCGTTATGTATTTTTGAAACAAATAAGGCTGTGAAATAATCGTTTGACTATAACACTTTGAAAATATAAGTAGTAAGAATAATAAGCGTTTCATGTTGCGAATATATTAAATTATCGTGCAATTACAAACCAATCGAAATAAAGGTCTTGAGTGCCACTATCGACCATTGCTTGATAAGCTACCCTAAACGATGTGGAATTGCTATTAAGTGAATCAATAAACCATGTAATTCTCCCATCCGTATTAGTGCTATTCCATACCGTCATTATAACTTTATAATTAACAAGTATTGTAGTACCTAGTGCAATATCCTTTGTTGCATATCCCGAAATATCCCCAACATGAGTATAACCCTTTGCAAGTATCTTTATGTAATTATTATCAATATACTGTTTTGTTGCCGCCTGTAGTGCTGAAGTAGGGTCTGCATTCAATGTTAACCCCCCCGTCAAAGTTCCACCTGTAATTGGCAAAACTTGATTTTTAGGATAAACATTATCCCACAAAGGAACTATTCCATTTGCTGCCGTTGCGCTTGCATCTTTGAACGCTGCACTTTTTAAACTTGCTGCAATGACATTCAAGGCATTAACTTGTGATTTTAAAAACACATTTGCTAACCTATAAACATTCATGTCACCCGTAAATAAAGGAGTTGTAACCCCTATACTATAAGCCGAAGGCGAAGCCGTGAAATAGTTGTAAGTAGGTCTTATGACTGCATCCGTGTATAATTTAGCGTTTTCGCCTGTGGGCGCATCGGGCAAAATAGCGTTTCCTTTATCAAAGGCGGCAACAAAATAAAATCTACCTGCTTCGTCTGCATCAGCTTTAAAATAAATTATCCCGTCAGTATAACTTGACCCGTCATAATTTAATCCTTGCAAAATAAAGAAACTATCATTTGTGTAGTCAATTCCTGCTAAAGCCCTCACGCTTGCGTTTGCTTCCTGTTGCGTTGCTAAAATATCGCTTACAAATACAGGCTCACCACCTGCTTTGCTTGGGTTGGTATTAGTAATGTTACCGTAAACTATTCTTTCTGTTGGGAAATCAAATATGTCTGCCATTGTTATAAAGTATAAGTTTTAAATGAATAATTCACCCCTGCTATTGCTACCATTGCAACGTCCGCTTCAATCTGTCTTTGTGATGCTGCCCAAATGGTATTAAGAACATAAATAGTCAATTGGCTACGTCCTAAATTATCGCTAAAACTTTCAAGCATTACAGGCGTTTGCAATGTGTCATCAAAAGCCCCCGCAAAAATAATTGCATCTGTTTGATAGAAACTATTAGCCGCATTTATAGCGTAATCTGTCCGACTAAAATAAATGCCGCCATTTGTGGGGTCGTTAATATAATCGGGCGCATAAAGTATATTAAGAACGTTTTGTAGTTGCCTTGTAAACTTACATTGAGCTAATAATATTAGTCTATCTCTATCGCTGTAGTATTGGTCAAATATAGGCTGTATAGGCTGCAAAAAACACGCTAAAAACTTGAATAAATTACTTAGCTTACCATCGCTATTAATGGCGAAGTATGGAGTTAAAACCCATAAAAGTAATTTGCTAAAGTTTATTTTTTTAAACATTATAAAACAGAATTATAAGTTACTTTACTAGATGCCGACAATTGGAACGTGCCACTTGTCAAAGATATTTGACCGCTGAAAGCTACGTTATCACATAGGATGCTAGTAATAAAGAAATCCCTAACCCCCGCAACGTTTGCCTTTATGTAGTCTGAAAAATCATTCGTGTAAAATAATCCGTTGTAAGAGAAATTTACTTGAAAGTCTTTTACTGCTTGATTGTATTGTTTTTGTAATGTGGATAAGTCGAAAGTAGAATAATAGCTTAAATTAGCATTATAAAGTATAATGTTAGGATTTTTGCTTATAATATTTACGGGAACTCCTGCCGTTAAAAAGTTATCCATATACCCAATAAAAGCAGAAAATTGTAATTGACTTAGTGCTATAACGTTACCTGTTGCATCCGTTGTGCCAACTTTCAAACTAAGATAATTCAACGATTTATGCCAATCAAATGCCGCCTGTTTAATTATTTGTTTAGTGGTGTCAATAGTTGCATAGTAATAGTTGCCATTTGTATCAATTAACAAGTTATCACCATACTGAAAAGCCTTTGCATTATTCACATAATATCCGCTTTTACCGTAATTCTGTGATAAGAATAAATCAATAATTCCTTGTTTTCCGTTGGATAGTTCAATTGCAGTCGCATCTACATTTAATTGAATAGACTCAATCATTTTTTTATACAAGCCGCCTACCGATGGATTTTCAAAACCATTACTTTCTAAATTAGCTATCGTTTGTTGATAAGTACTCATTTTAGAAAATATTAAGGATTAAAAATATAGATGCCGAAATCTCACCCGAAATAACGGTTACATATAAATTGTATGCAGTTGTTGATACCGGTATCTCTGTAGAGTTACCCGGACAATTATTATTATCAACCGTTACGCTTGGGAGTATTTCTTCACCGTTGGGAGTTGTGCCTACTTTTGCTACTGTTGTGCCGCTGCCTATCTTAGTTAAAAACAACTTCCACGCATAACTATTAGCAGGAATTTGTACTGTAAAGGATGCACTTTGATTTGTGACTTTAAGCAATTGAGTAGCACCGCTATAAAGTTCGGCTGTCATAGCATTAATTTTATTTCTTGCTATTAGTCCGCTATCCCCGTTATTTATTGGTGTATATGCCATTTAATTAATTTTAATCTTTCCAAAATTGGTCATCTTTCCACGTTGCGTTATCGTTCCAAAACCCTGTTGATAATATCCAAATACTATCTAGCGTTGTAAAAAATTCAGAACATTGCAAAACCATTTCTTTGTCTATACATTCAGTAATATAGTTGCCTTTGATACTTTGTAGCCTATTAGTATTTATTTCTAATCCACTTGGTAAAACATAGTTAGTATTTGTCTCTATGTCATAAGTCAAATCAGTTACACTATTCGCTTTAAGGAATAAATCTAGGTTACTCATCGTTGCAACTCCCGTGTTATTTGTCACCAAATCCAAAGAAGTTTGTAAGGCTTTCGATTGCACTAATACTGACATGACCCACTAATATTTACAATGTGATTTGCAATATTTGCCGTAATACTAACCGTTAATGCGCCGTCTGCTAGTATCTGTTTTTTGACAAGTGCTATTTTATTAGATACGTTGTCAATTTTACCGTTTATAACCCTTGCATCACATCCCTGACCAAAATCTCTATTTTGCATTATAGCACCTCTTGAATTAATGCAAATAGCTAAGTTTTGTGGACTTGGGTTGCTAGTAATAGCCAACCCTACCCCCGAAACTAGAACTATATCCCTTTTATTTGCATCGAAAAAAAAGTCTGTCATAAGGCAAAGTTATTGATAAATTTTTGTACTTTCTATATCTTTTTCTGTTGTTAATGTTGCCGTGTTGTTTTCAATTGGCAAAGGTGTCGCTGTAGGGATGCCAATAGCTACAACATTATGAGTATGAGTGTTGTATAAGGTAATAAAACCGTTTAATAATTTTTCAATATTATTCAACCTTTCGACTAAATTAGGAGTCAAAGGAACTCCCACAGTTCCATCAAAAAATATGATTTTATCAAACTTATCAACTTTCAAAAGTTCGGGTCTAGCTTGGTTGCTTTCACGAAAACCTAAAACACAAGAACTACCAATTGAGGGAATAATTCTAAAAGTTGAAAAGCTATTTGTAAGCACCGCAAAAGCTACATTTGCAAATATTGCACCGCTTATAGTTTCAACCGTGCAGGTATATTCCCCTTCGTCAAGTTCCGTAATAGTCGCATCATAAAAAGATTTGAATTTACCCAAAACATTAACGGCTTTTTCAAAAGATTGCTTTAACTCTGTTTCTTTATCCATTTTCCAAATTGCTTAAAAATGATACTTTGATTGTTTGCCTATATCCTGCCGTTGGTGATACTATAAACTTTTTGCCTGTAACTACATAACTCGCCTGTCGTTCGGGAAAATGAAAATCACGTTTATAAAGAACCCTATCATATACATTTACGAAAGGGTACAACATTAATTTAAAGTCGCCTGTGAAAACATTTTGTTTGCATTTATTTAAACAGTCAAGCCCAATCTTTTCAAATTGGGTTGCGTTGTATTTCATGTTGTAGTAGAAAAATTCGTGAGTCTCTCCACTATCATCACCAAATTTCAATTGTTGTTTCCTTCCATCATCCAAAAGATAATTTACAACAACTCTATAGCGTGAAAAGGCTGCATAACTCTTTTGAATGCCACAACTAAGGATATTACCACCATCCCCAATAAAGTCACTAGGATTACCGCTTTTTAGTGTGTATGTTGAATTATAAGTGTTGGCAACATTGCAATAAAGTCTATTGCCTATCATTGTAATACATAGCCCTAAATTTTGTTTTAAGTATTGCAAAACTGCCGAAGGTGACATATTAGCAAACGTAATATTAAACATATTGAAGTCGGGTACAACTTCATTAATTAACTCTACATGATTTGAATCGCTTGAAACGCTATCAATAGTATCGTTTACATAATCGACAAGGTTTTGTAATAATTCAAGTAGGGTAATTTTAGGGTAGTGATTACCCCACGCCGTAAATGCTCTTTTACTTTTTACATTCTTCTTTACTAGTATTCTGTTTTTTTCTCCAAAAATACCAAAGTGCCAAAAGTATTGATAGTCCATACACTTAATAGTCATCGGCTGCCCTTGTCCGAAATCCCTAATAAATCCTGTGAATACATTTACATCGCTGTAACCCTCATAATTACAAATCACTTTCACATTATCTCCTACTGCAAAGGCTTCTGTAACCTTTACTTGCGACAACGTACTATACTTGCTATTAGTGTTTTTAATTCTAACCAATAAGGGTAATTTAATATTCAACGTTGCCCCTATGTTGCTGCATTCATGCTCATAGTCTATTTCGCAAATGTCGTACACTTCAACGTTGTTAATAAATACCTTAGTATGTCCTATAAAGTGCATTTCGATTAATTTAGTAATAATGATGAACCTGCAACATCCTCGTAACATTCCAAAGTTAAGCCTATATTATAGCTCCCATTTGTGAATTTAGGTTTCATACTTTGAACAATAATGTTAGTAATCCCTAATCCGTTAAGAATGCTATTTTGAATACTTATTGACCCGTTGGGCTGAAATACTTGTTGAAAAAAAGTCTCTAGTAAATCCTGTGGGAAAATATTAGCCGTTAAATCATTTGCGTTAATTTGTCCGTTATTGTATTGCGCTCTAAAAGTTGCCGTTATAGTAAATTTAGTGGCTTTCCTGCTTACATATTCTGTAACAGGTGCGCCATTCAAAATATTGTCCAAAACTATAAACTTTTCAAAGTTAGGTTCAATGTTTACATCAGCGGGTAACGTTACGCCCCCCACAATCCTTTGTACAGGGTAACTAATTACTTCGCCTGTGTCTAGTGTTTCAACTTGTGTTTCTGTCACAACTTGCGCCCCAATAGTACACATTGAAGGAGTATTCAATAAGTCGGTAATTGGTATCAACTTAACTACACTCTTACTCGCTGTCGTTGGTGTTGTATCTAGTTCAACCTCAATATAAGGTACTTTACTATTTACGTTATGCTGAAAATTATTAAAATCGTTTGCCATAATTATACTGTTGCTGCTGAACCGTTGGAAATATTGTTAAACATTCTAATCATTGTATCTATTGCTTCCTGACTTGCTTTTTTCCAATCTTCCATAGATGTAATTTTTTCAATATTTTGCAAAGTATCAACTTTTATATTTATAATATTCGCCTTATCTAGCCCACCATTTGCACCGCTTAAAATGCCTATACTGTCGGCGGCTGTTCCTTCTTTGCTGCCTGTACCTGCTGCACTACCTTTGATGCCTAACTTTTTTATTGCATCTAACATTTTAGTTAATGCTGCAAGTTGTTTATTATTTTCGTCTAAATCTTTTTTTGTCTTTTCAGTTCTGTCCGCTAATTCTTTCCCGTACGCTGAAAATATTTTAGTATTGCCGCCACCAATTGCAGGTTCAACCCCGAAATCTTGTGTTTGGTCGGTATCATAAACATTTGCACTTTTAAGCTCCTTAAATTGTTCTTGCTGAGTTGTTTTTAATTCACTTATACTTTTTTTGTAATCATTTATAGTTGTAGGCAAATCACCTAAAAATTTTCCTGCTCTTTCTTTTGCATCTTCAACTACCGATTTGTCACCACTTTGTAAATCTCTTGTAAAACTATCGTAACTTAATTGGACATCCTTAAATCTATCTTGCAAACTTTTAGCGGCTTCGTCTGTTTTACTGAAATTACCTTTTGCGTCTGCCGCCTTATTCGCCGCATCTGCAATATTATTAAAATATTCAGCAATTTTTATAAGCCCAAAAACTGCCGCCCCCGTACCTAATGTAGCTAAAGTTGCGCCTAACCCTACAAATGTTTCATTTAGTGCCGTTGTTGTTGCTGCAAGTCCTTTTTGTCCACTTTCTAAAGCTAAAGTTCTCCAAATAGCCAACTCTTCTAAAGTATTATACATTGCTAAAGCACCATTGTAGCCAATAGTAGCAACTTTCAAAACTCCAAAAGCTAAAGCTACCTCTGCTAATGTTTTGCCCCATTTATTTAAGCTACTTAAATCAATACCTTTAACAAATTGAGTAACACTTTTTATTGAATCAGTTGCACTTGAAAATATACCTGTAAATACAGGTCTTAATTTGTCTCCTAATTCTAACATTAAATTTGTAACACTATTGGAGAAATCTTGATTTCTTGCCTGTAGTGAATTTTTCCAATTATCTAAACCCGCCCCCCTTTCGGCTTCCTTTTGTAGCCCTTCACCTAACTTGCTTAAAAATTCCTCACCTGTGATATTTCCCTTTAATTCCTCTATACTTTTCCCAAATGTTTGTTTTACTATTTTTTTTATCCCCGAAAACTGCTGCTGTAAACTTCTTACTGGCATTCCCTTTAACCCAACCTCTCCAATTTCCTTTAAATCGTATAACGACCTCTCTAACTGTGCCTTTGGTAAATGAATTACACTTGCATACTCAGTTATCCCTTTGAATAATGTACGCAACTTTTCACCTTGAATAGCTGTCCCTGCCATCCCTGTTTGTAAGTCTGTAAATCCTTCGTATATCTCTTTTGTTGGTAATTTTAATGTATCTACTTGCTTTTTTAAAAAAGCCATATTTTCCCCTGCATCAATTATACTATTGGACGAAAATTTGATACGATTATCAAAACCTTCAAATTCTTGAGTAACCTCTAATATATGACTTGCAAACTCCTTTATCCCATGCAAAGCAAAAGCCCCTGCAATTGCCGAACCAATATGACTGAATTGTTGCTCTAATACATTCGCCCCATGACCTGCATTTTCAAGACTTTTACTGATTTCCTGCCCTGCATTTTGGGCAACATTTACAGTATTATTTATTTGTACTTGTATTTTCTGTAACTTACCACTAGCTTCATCGGTAGTGGTAATGGTAAAACCGTATTTATCAGCCATGATTTAATCTTTTTTGTATGGTAAATGTAGCAAACCTAAATAAACATTAAGCATTATCTTATAATCGTAATACTTGCCTATTGGCATATTATTACATTCATCTTTTGACAAATGCAAAAAGGCTCGAAATAGGGTTTTCATTACGAATACGCTATCTTGAGCCATTAATGCTTTTTCAGCTTGTTTAGGGTCGTTTTGAATTAATTCCCCAATTGTCCTGATTTTAGAAAAAAAGGGATAATATGTTTTGTAATAAATTCAGTTCCCCATCTTGCGAAGGCAAAACCGTCTTTTTTGAACTGCAATAAATCAACTTTAGTAAAATCGGGAGTTTCAACAAACATATTGTTAATAGCAATTTTTGCAATATACATAACCGTTTCGGGGTCTGCCTTTAAGTTGCCGTCTGCTGAAATACCTATTAATCCCTCACACGCAAAATGAATTGCATTTTGGTCTTCTTCGTATTGGTCTAATTCCTTCAAAGTTAGTACCTTAGTAACTAACTCCTTAACTAATATTTGTGTGTTGTCGGGTTGCACTTTTGGTACGTCCGCATGATATTTTATTGTGAATTGTGCCATTTGTTTTTTTATTTTTTAGTGCGTGCCATGAATGCAATTTTAACAGGAGTTTCTTTTGCTTGACTTCCTACTGTTGTGTCTTGTGAAGCAATGTAAACGTTCAAATATTGCTCTACAAATTTAACGTTAATACCGAACCTCATAAGGCTATCCAACTCCCCACCTTGAACCAATGACTTAACGCCTAATGCAACGCATAAAGCCGCAACCTCACCACTTTGTAAAGTGAATGAACCACTATACTCATAGTTGTTTTTCTTTAAAGCAATAGCCGTAGAATTACCGACTGCGAATATTGTTTCAACTGCTACTTTATCCGATGTATCGAAGTCTTTAGCAGTTAGCAATAAGTAAGGAGTTCCACCCGGAAACAATACGGAAATTTGACTCTCCGCACCTGTTTCAATTAAATATTCTAAATTAGGCATGATTGATTAATTTAATGTGATTGTGTTATTAACTGACCAACAAGTATCATTTTGATTGATGGTAATTGTGTAGTCGAGTGTTCTTGTTTGCTTGAAATTAACGCCTGTAATTACTATTGTGCCACTATTAATGTCGCCCGTTCCCGTACCATTTGCTAAAGGGTCAAAATACAATTTTCCGAATTGCGCTTGCAAAGGTGATGCCCAAACAGGGGAAACGTTACCCGCTGCATCTGTAATAACTTGAGCGTTAATAGACTTGCGAATAATAAAACTTCTTGCTGCATCTAAGAAATGATTTGCAATTCTAACCTGTGGTGACTCAACAATTGTATAGCTTGAATCCTCACAAGTTGCGCCATCATTCCAATATAAGCCGCTTACATTACTTCCTGCAAACGTTCTAATGAATAGATATTGCTTTTGCCCTAACAAATCAACGTCACCCGTTCCACTTGCATTACTTGGTGAAAGACTTTTTACGCTTGTTGGGTTTTGCACCAAATAGCCTCCTGTAGTTGATGTGTAGGTTGTAAATCCTGTAACTACTGTTAAGGTATCACCGTATTTATAAGTTACTCCATTGTAAACAACTGACCAATCTGCCTTTGTTGTTGTGTAGGAATTAACCCCACCTGTTAAGGTATAGCTATATGAGTTCATATTGCTATTATAAATACTATAATTAACTACACGTCCATTGTATAAAGCCCCTGTTCCTGCTGGTGCAATTACTGTAAGGTTTGCACTTGCACTTGTTGCCGTGTACCCTGTATAAGATGTAGCTGCATTAATAGCATCCTTTAAGCCTGTTGCCACATCAGTAGCAGTAGCACCATCAGCAACTGCAAAATAACCAATAACAATTCCTAAACCGTTTTGAGTTACATAAACTCTCGCTGTTCTGCCTGTTCCACTTAATGAAACATTTGGTGTAAAAGTTACACTAGCTTTAGTTTCTGCAATAGTTAAAGGCTTTCCAAAAACCGTACAATTACGATTAACTGTCAAAGTTCCTGTACTTGGTGCTATGTAAATACCATTTGTTAAATATGCGTCACTGAAGTTAATTAACCCGTTACCATCATCAACAAAGCCCGGACTTGTTCCAATGCTAATTTTTGATAATTTAGCGACATAAGCACCAATAGCACTCACCCCGTTGGGATGCACCCCTGTAACGCAAAGACTCCCGAAAGCAGCATTGTATGTAAATAAACTTCCTAATGTTGCGGGTGTCCTCGCTACGTTCATAGCGTAACCATCTACAATATAGTAATAAGAGTAACCTAAACCCGACATTGTAACCTGCTTAATCTTTGCGGCTGTAATAGTTTCTGAAACGTCTGTAGGGAAATCATTTGAGCCTGTTGTAGCTGTTGTAGGTACTAAATAGGCATAAGCTACTATCTTAGCTTTTTGGTTAAAATCTTCTACGCTTGTTTGAATAATACAGCTATCGTGCGCCCCGTTTACAGTTGCAATATAATCACTGAAATTACCCGCAACGTTTGTGAAAACCACCCAAAGTAAAGTACCAATAGCAGCCTCTACATAAAAGTCCGCAACGTCTTGATATACTCTCGTTCCGTTTGTAGTATCAAAAGCCGCATCTATTCCCTTATCGGTTAAATCCTTTAAGGAAGTAATTAAATAAGGTGTATCGAATGCCCATCCACTAGCTGCCGCTGTTTGTGGTACATCGAAAAATATTAAGCCTATTCCGTCACTACTTTGTGGTACGCCTACTTGGTCGTTTGCCACTGTTTGTTTGACTAGGTGCTTCATTTGGTAAAATTTCTAATTGTTCAACTAATTTTTTTTTTCTTCTGTAACTTCTTCTGTTACAACCTTTTCAACTTTTGGAGTAAATACAGGCACTTCCCTTACAAATTGATTTGCTGTGATGTTCTTTTGCTTTTCTTTCTTGAAGGCATCTTGTAACTCACTTTCAATTTCTAAAACAGTAGCAGGAAGTTTATCGCCTTTTTTGTACTGTTTTCTGTACTTTTTTCTAGCACTATGTGCGAAGGCTTCACTAGCTTTGTTGTAAGCGTTGTTACTGTTTTCTTCCGCCGTAACTTTGTAGTTCGGATGTTCGGGGTCTGGGTAATTTTCTGTAAAAATATCACCGCTGCCGTGAATCCATGCTTCACCATAATTATCAATAGCAAAGGCTAAATGGTCAACGTGCGAAGGTGTTAAGGCAGGGAAGATTGTAGATTGTTCTGTTGTCATTTTTTGTTTTTTTATTTTTTATTTAATCAATGGACGAATCAAGGTATTTGCCTTTGCACTTACACTAGCTGTATTTGATGTTATGTATTGAATTTTCAAATATCTACTAGAAAAGTAAACTGTATCTTTTGCAAAATCAAATATTTGCGCTCCCGTTGCCGAAAAAGTATAAGTATTAGTATAGGTTGATTGATTAACGCCCTTAACTAAGGCAGTATAAGTATTGTTATCTTCAGATTGAAAATACTTTGCCGTTACTGTTGCCGTTCCTGCACCTACTTTAGTCCAATTAAGCTGACCGCCTATTGCTAAAGCGTTGGCATGATTGATAGGTAAAATGTAAGTCAATGTATCAGAAATCCCAATACTATCACCAACATTTGAACCCCATCCACTTTTTGTTGAAATTGCTGCACCTTGATTTGTTGGTGCTAATGTGTAACTACGCCCTTGAGCAAAAGAACCTAAAACCGATAATGTAAATAATAAAGAAAGTAAAAGTTTCATTTTAAAAATTTTAAGAAGTGAAAAGAAAGGGATAACTTAATGTTACCCCTTTTTTATTAATTAAATAGCTGCTGAATAACCTAAAATTGCAGCCCCGTTTCCTGTTTTCCTCATCAAACTTGCCCCCATTCTTGCATCACAAGAAAGTTTCAAACCGTAGTTTGTAGGGTCTTGTTGTACAAACACATCAAACATTCCAAATCCGATACCTAACTGAGATGCAATGAATGCAAGGTTTGCGCCTGTTGCTGTTGATGGTACTGAACCTGTTGGGTCGATAACTGTACCTGTAGAACTCAATAAACCTACTTGGCTACGTTCCTTTACAATTGTGCTGTTCAAATCAAGTGCGCTGAAATTCTTTTCACCTGCATTTGTACTGAACTTGTTAAGCAAGGTTTGTACGTTAGGGTCTGTTTTCAACATTTTTAAGCCTGTAGGGTCAACCACTATTTGAACTTGCTCTTTATCCAAACGATAATTTTGTTTTCTGAACAATTGTTCAATTGAAAAAACATCATTTAAAACAAGGTTGTTTACCGTGCCGTTATAAGCAGCATTGTAAATCCAACTGTTGTTAGTGTTTGGCGAAATATTGGTAGTTAATACGCTGTTTGTATTGTTTGTTTGACCTGTTGAATAAATTACAGACGTTGCTGAAACTTGCTCTAAGAAAGTAGTAATTAAATTACTATCTATTGAACTCCAAAACTTGTCAAGTGCTTGCGCCCATTGCATACCTTGTACATCATAGCGTTGTACCGCTGTTTTGTAGTTATTCCACAACATAGGTTGTAAGAAGTAAGGCAGCATAGTCATTGCAACTGCATCATCATCCGTGCTATAGTTAGCAGGTGTTGAAGGTTGTGATCCAACGTAAACTAAAGGATTAGCAGCAATGTTTGCCCAAACTAACCCTAAATTACCCGTAGTCATTGAAGGGTTAAAAGTTGGTATATCGCTCTTCCAATCACCTTTTGGATAAAGGGTGAAAAATGCAAGGCTTAAAAAGTCAATTGCATAAGTTGAAGGATTTGCAAGGAAAGTATCTGTAGGTGTTGAATCAAGCCCAACACGGAAAGTACCGTTATCCAAAGCACTTAACAATCCAATCATATCAGAACCGCCCCTTTGCTCAGGTACTGGCTTATTCTTGTAGTGCTTTCCTGCAACCTCAGCCATGTCAACACTTGAATTAAGTGTATGTAGTCTGAATGCGTTTGTTACTGCGCAAAACTTAGGGTCACTAGCTAAACCCATCATAATAGCTTTATACTCGTTATCCTCTTTGTTTGCGCCTAAGCCTGTTTTGAATTTTTCAACGATTGCTTTATCTTGTGCATCGTTGCTCGCTGACAATTGAGTCATTGTCTTAAAACGAGTTTCGTTTACTTTTACGTTCACGGGTGTAGTATTTAATTTTGTAGGCTCTACAAGTGTAGGCTTTAAATTGATTTTTGGCAAATTGCTAACAGGGAACAAAGAAGCGGATAATTGAGCCTTAGTTGCGCTCATTCCGTCTTGGTCTTCGTCCTCTACTAAAGCGTTGTAAACCTTAGCGTGTTCATCGTATGCCTTTGAACATTCGTTGTAAGTTGCTTCTGCCCCTTCTAACTCTTGCTTGTACTCAGGTGATACGTTGTCTCCTGCTTCTGCTACTTTCTTTTGAACTTCTTCTAGTTTAGACTTTGCATCCTCAGCTTTCCCTTTAGCACCTTCCATTTTCTTTTTAGCTTTTTCAATCTTGGCTGCAAGTCCTGTCGGGGTGCTTGGCTCGGTGTCAGGTTTAGCAACTGTAGATTTAGGCTTTTCACCTATTCCCATTGCATCTAAAATAGTCTTAAATAAACCCCCTGCTTCCTTGACGCTAATCTTAGAATCGTTGTCAATAGGTTGGGGTGTTGGTGTTATTGGTGGTATGTTTTGATTACCTTCCATTTTTTTTGAGTTTAAAGTTATAAATTGAGTTAATGTCTCCTTAGTGTTGTCTTCGTAAATGTGTGCTGAAAGTTGTACGGCTGCCGGGTTGCTTGGTAATGTAACTAGTGATATTTCGTAGGCTTCAAATGAATCTGCTATCATGTTGCCGTTTTCGTCAATAAACAAATCAACTTTCCCTACTTGGTTAGTGGTTGTTTTAAATTTTACAAAACCACCTATACTAGCTGTTAGTTGCCCTGCTTCGTATAATGCCTTAGCCGTTCTGCTTTCTTCTGTGATTTCATTGAATTTCGGAGTGCCTAAAACGTCATCCCCTTTAATATTAATAGTCCATAGTCCTAATGGGTCTCTTTCCCATTGATGCCCTTTCAACATAATAGGGTGCTTATCGAACCTACTCCAATCAATTACGTTGGTAGGTAGAATAAATCCTTTGTTATTTGGGGTGCTATTTGTTACTAAAATTTCTTTCACGCAACAAAGGTTTAATTATCTTATATTTGTATCTCAATAGGTAAGACTTTATTTATGAGTAAATTACTTTTTCAGGTTGTAGTTTCTGAATTTCAGAAAAAAAAGATTAATGAGTACAAAGAGAAAGGGCTATCATCGAATGACATTGTAACTGCACTTTCTGCCCCTTGCTTTAATGGCAATATGACTATCAAAGTGTTTTGTAAAAAATCAGGGGAGTATGTGGATATTGATAGGAATCTATTTAAGAGTAAAAAAATAACGGTTGTGAAATAAAAAAACAATAAAACAATAAATATGCACAATGCAACAGGAGAAGAATATTTAAGGGCAAAAATTGAAGAAGAAATAAGGATTGCCAACCTTACTAAAGAACAAAGAGAAAAGGAATTTGCCGACTTTATAAAGGAACTCAATGAAAAGTCCATGCAAGAAACTCAATCTATTCACAACAGTATAAATGCTAAAATAAATAAGCATATACAAAGTAAGATTCAATGGCTTATTGATGAAAACAAGCAAACGAAAGAAAGCTATAGGATTATGACAAAAATTTCAATTGAAACTTTAGAACGTATTGATAAAAAGTTTGAAGATTTCTTAAAAATAATTTCTTATTAAAATGAATATAATACAAGCAATACAAGAATTATATAATCAATGGGATGGTAGTACAGAATCTGCACCAATTGTATTGAGGGAAATTAATTTATTGATACACAATACAGATATTCCATGTATCAGCGCAATTAAGGGTATAAAAAAGAATATACCTAATAGAGTAGTAATCATTTCAGATGTAACACAACCCATACCATGAGAACAATACTAGTTTTACTATTATTCATAGCTGCCATCATTTGCTTATGGTGGCAAATTTGGGAGGGGTTCAGTAACTTACTAAAATAAAAAACCCCGTCTCATGTAGATACATCAACGGGGATAAATAAAAAAACACAACAAAAAAAGCTTAGTTAAAAACTATAGTAGGGTGAACGGTGACTGTATTAGGCGTAATTATTTGATTTGGTAAAGTTGCGCTATCCATTGCAATACATTCATACACTAATTTAAAACCTTTTGTATTTGTTAAGTCGGGTAAACTGTCCGCATCTTCAACCCCTGCAAATGCAGCAATAAACCCATAAGTTGATTTAATATTTTGCATTGATGTAGTTTCCCATGTCCTTGTAAGTGTGCGAAGATTGAAAGTATTGCGTATGTAGTCGAAGTCCTCGATATAGGATAGTGACACATCTAAGTCGTTACTATTCGCTTGGTCGTCAAAATAACAATAAACGTTAATTGACAAAGTAAAGCACATATTTGTCAAGCCCCCGATACTCATTGAACTGTTTCCGCTGCTTGGTGCAAAAGAAATAATTACAAAGTTTGCCGTTGTGCTTACATCTTCGCTCGTGTTAAACTTCTCCAATAAAAAAACATCTAAAGGTCTTTTTTTATCGGTCAAAATTTGCCACGTTATCGCTGTAACTTCTTCAAGTATTCCTTTTATAATTTCGGGTGTCATATTTTAAACTTTTTTAACTTTTCAAAAAAACTTTCTTTTATTGGCAATTTATCGGAACGATGATAATCTAACTGCCTTCTTAAATGTAAGTTACACATAATCTCATTATTGTACTTTTGTTCTAAAAGCTCAATTCTTCTTTTTAAAACTTCATTTTCATTTTTAACTTTGTCAGTATCAATGATATTTATTTCTATTGTCATATTTTTAAATCTTTAAGTGCTTGCTGTACTAAGGTGTTAAATTTATCTTTTGCTATTGTGTAAATATAAGGGTTACCGTCACTATTAGGCAAAGGCATAAATTGACGTTGTGGCATTTTACCTACACCCTCATTGTGTGCCTGTGCATAAGGTACTATTTTTAAGTTCGTGTACACATTTACGCTTTTCTCCCCTGCTGTAAATTTAATGCTATTTCTCAACGTTCCTATTTGTTGAAGTATAGGTCTGCTGCTATTAAATACCCTGCCTTTGTATGCCTTACCCCTTGCATCATAAGCCTTATTTGTTTTTGGGTTTCTATCCTTCCATTGAGTAGTTCTTTTGCCATCAAAGTAACCTTGTAGCTTAAAATTATTGTCAATTGCAATTAGTGACGCATTACCTATAATTCTAGGTAATTTCTTGATAACTTCCTTAACGGCTTCGTTATCCTTTCTAAAGTCTGCTAATAATTGCGTTATAGGTTTCATTTTATATAAATCGGGAAACCCTTTTTTAATTTTAAATACTTGCTTTGAACCATATCTTCCACCTTAACAATATTACCACCTTCAACACTTACCACCAAATTAACTTTACCAAACAATATAAAATATAGCCGTGTTTCTGTTTGAGCCTTATTTAGCCATGTTCCCCATATTTCATTCGGGTACTTTATAGCCTTGTCAATATTGCCGTAATTAATAGGGGCAAAGTTGCGAACGTGATTAATCATGTTGGTATTAAGGAACACATTCAACTTCAATCTATCATTTTGAAACACTATCTTCTTCTTTCCGTGCTGCCATGTATGAAATTGATTTGCTACGTCTGCCAACGGTGGAACGTTACCGCCCATTGATGAAAGTGAGGTGTATTGTATTTTGTTGCCTGCTGCTTTAAGATTGTCGATATACGGGCAGTTTTGCTTCGGAAACATTCCCTGTTTTGCAGGATTGAAACGAAACTGCTCATTAACATACTTTTCTAGTAATTCCTTACTTTGTGCCTTCGTTTGTGGTTTGCCGTAATCGACATTTTTAAAAGTACACCTACAATTGAAAGCGTTTCTCGGGATTACACTATCCCCATACGGGTCACCTATTTCAAATATTTTACCGTCCAATTCTCTATGGTCGTGCCTAACCCTACTATCGTGCATCGTCTCATATTTCCAATATGGGTAAATGTCTTTATCCTCTTCCATCTGTAGAAACTTATCAGCCATTACGCCGTTACCTACTGCATTGTCATATTCTACTCGTAGCCATGTATCGCTAATCTGTTTTTTATATTCGTTTGCATCGTTAATAAACTTACCAATAGGCTTTATAGAGCCGTCTGAATTAAACACTAACTTTTGCAACTCTTTTGCTTCTGTAAGTGTTTTTGCTGCTGAAAATTGAGTATAGTTTAAAATATACCTTTCGTATAGTGCTGTAGGTGCTTCGTTTACGTATGCCTCCGCCCACTTGCTAATCGAGTTATATTCCGCTTCAAAAAAAGCATCATTATAAATCTGCATGATAGGCAAAAACACAATATCTCCGTCAGGATTTTGATAGACATAATCTAGCTCATCATCCCTTAGCCCCATTGCCTTAGATATTGCACTATTGACCGACATTTGTAGTTTTTTCTTGAAAATAATTTTTTGCTATTCCGTTCGCTATGAAAAACTCTTCTGTAAGTTCTTTGTTGTTTTCTGCCATAATATCACTCAAAGTCTTAATTTCTGTCAAATCAAAACGCTTTGATGTGTCTGCCTTAAACTTTACATTATCAGGAAGGTTAGTGTACCATTTTCGCAATTTAGGTAAATATATACTATTCATGTAACTAGTGACATATTCTAGTATATCGGTCGCCACGTCCTCCCAACTTCTCTCATGCACTTCGCCCAAAGATTTGTTCCCGTTCTTACCGGTGCCGCTTGTAAGTGTTGATAAGATAATCATTCTTTCAAGTTCGCCCTGTTTTTGAGTTATAAACTCCATAAAAACTTTGTATTGGTCGGACTTGCTGCCCGTGTCCACCGCTTCTATGTCAATCTGATATACAGGTTCTCCCTTGTCGTCTAATATGTAAGGTCTTACCACTCCCTTAGTTGGGTCTATGTTCGCCGCTAGGTCTTCCGCTTGATGCCTTAGTGGATTAAACTCTGTGCCTGTTGTGTCGTCCGCCGTTCCTTGTTGTGGATAACCAAATGCAAGTAAAGGGTAACCGTTACGCTTTGCACCTGCTAACCAATAGTTGTAAGCATTATTCCAAAGTATAAACTCCCTTGATATTGTTTGCATCCACCCTAAAAAGTTCTCGGGTGACTTGTGCGGCTGAATAAATAACAAGTCGTCTTGCGTTGCAACTGCAACCCCGTCATAATAATCAAACGTTCCCGTTTTTAAATATTCGTTTACTGCATCCACGTTTTGCATAGGATATTTGTAAATTTTATTTTCAATAGGATTGAAGTTTAAGCAAGTGAACCCCCAAAAATGAGAAAGTGCGATTTGTTGCCTTAATTCTTTCTGCCAATTTTTACTACATAATTCCTCTGTCCATAGTGGTAATTCTTCGCCTTTATCATTTACTAATTGAAAAGGTACTTTGCCTATTGACGCTTCAATTTTTCTAAAAAGAAACCTAACAAACCCACTACTTTCATACGTCCACGAAACCAAAGCAGCGTAATCAATAGCGTTACCAAATCTAAAAGCATTGTCACAAGCCTGCCGCCAACGTAATAAATCCCATTGCCTATAGTAGTTATTAGGGAATACTTGCGAAGTCGTACTATAACCCGAAGTCCTCGGTATCATAAACGGGTTTACTTGTGGCGACTGCCCTTGTGCAGGACTTGACTTGATACCCGGCACTCCCCACCCTGTACCTGCCCCCGTGCTTTTTAAATATGCTTGATTTCTTTTTTTCATGAGTTACCCTATAAAGCTGAATGTATCTTGTGTAAGTTGTGTTATACTGCCAACGTTCGGGTTTATTGCATCCCTTTGAACGGCTTTTAAAGATGTTTGCTGTTGTTGTATCTTTTTAATTTCAGCGTTATTTTCCGAAATCATATCTTTCATTCTGTCGGAAATATAACTATTCCCACCTAGCACATTTTCAATTGCTTTTATTGATGTTCGCTTAACGCTGACTAAATCCCGTGCCGTTGCCCTTTTTGAAAACTCCCCTGTCATGTCATACGTTGCCCCTAGCTTACTTGTTAATTCAGCATATGCCGTATTTATTCCATTGACTATAATGTCCGATGATGTAGCGTACTGCCTTTGCAATGCTTGGAAAGGACAATATTGAATCAGGTCTTTGCCTGTTAAATATCCGTAGCTTAACGCTTCAAAGTCTGCTTGTGTGATAGGTGTTGCCATAACGCAAAAGTATAATAAAATTACATAGTAAATTGATGTTCTGTTCTTGGGATTATTTTAGGCGTTGTATAGGTCGGTTTATTAGGGTTACGGTATTTGTCGTAGTCGGATGAAAAGGCTGAAACCATGAAATAACGTTTACAGTCTGAGTTGTGTCCAAACTCTTCATAACTTACTTTTGTAACGGGATTAACTTTTTTTGTTTTCTTTAAAGTTCCGTCACTATCTTCTAAAGCGTATTGATAATCGAATAAAGATTTTTTACAACGTTCATTTATTAGGATTTCTATTTTAGTACGCCCTGCGTAACAACTATTAACAAAACCGCCACTTTGAACAACCGAAGGATTTACAGATTGAATTTTCAAAATAGGCTTGTAACTTTTTAAATGTTCTAATATTTTTGTAAAAAAGTTTTGTCCTTTTTCTAGCTTAGTATCTTCCTTCATACTTGTACGGTCACCACCTATAAAAAGCCCTTTCACTCTTTCATGTGGGTATCTTTTCATAAATTCGTTACATACATTTATTACCCTGTTGTTAGGGTCGGGCAAACAAATCTCATCTATCTGAATGGCAGTTTTTTTATCTTCTTTTATGTGTATTTGCCAAAGTAAACACGTTATAAATGGATTTATATTTTCATCCCATGACATAAAAATAGCTTTATCTTCATCCCATCCTATTTTAGTAGTATGAATATTTGCATTAAAATCTTTCCAAAATTCGCCCCCCGTTCTAATTTTTCCCCAATTGCCTAAACCGTAAATTTGATAGTAATTAAAGTCTTTTATTTTGTCCTGTTCAAAATCTTCTATTACATGATTATCTACAAAACCTCCAACTTGTACCCTTTGCCCAAATTTATTGACTCCCCACTTCCCAACAATATAAAAATTGTCTAAATAATTAGTTTTTAAAACTACTAGGTTTCCTTTTTCGTTTACCCACATTCCCGTAATAGGTATATTTTCTTTTGGTATGTCATCGTAAATATTAGTTTCTTGTTCTACTAGATTTTCAGAATCAAAAATTTCTTTTTTTATCCAATGTTCCTCACTCACGGGGTTGAATATTCCTATTATTTGCTGTCCTACCATTCCCCTTAACCGCTTTTTAATTTGCTTTAAGTCTTCATAATCAAATTGGTTTACTTCTTCTAAAATAACCCGTTTAAACCCTTTAATACCTTTTACCTTTTCGCTATCATCTAACCCACGAAAACGACAATATGAACCCGTTAAAATGCAAAGTATATAGTTTTGCTGACAAACAAAATATTCATTTAATCCCCAATCGCTTATAATATCTGTAAAGTCTTTATAAATGCTGTCTCTTATATCTGTTGAAACTTTACGCATTATCATAGCGTTTTGATTTGTTTCAGTTAGCATTAAAAAAACTTGTAATTGTACAACGCTGAAAGTCTTAGATGCAGATGAACCCCCGTAAACCCAAATAAATCTAATTAATGGATTTGCGAAGGCTTTTTTTAAATGCCAGTAAATATTATTAAATAACTCGGGATTAAATCTAATCTCCTTTTTCAGGTTTGCCATATCCTATCATTATAATTGGCACATCCTCCCCGTTTTTATTAACTTGGGATTGTTCTGTACGTTCTACATATCCACGTTGTTTGCCTTTGTTTTTAAGATAAAATATAAGTGCTGTGTCGCTTGGTGGCACATCGTAAACTATTGGTTCGCCTTCGCTATCTGTACCCCTTGCAACTTGTACACCATTCATTTTTTCAAATAGTTTACTTTCAACGTGGTCAAGTGCTACGTTGCTTAATTCATCTACTTTTGCTTTATATTCTGCATCTTCTTTAAGCCAATCATAATGAGTATTACGGGCAATATTAGCCGCCTTAGCTGCTGTAGATACTATCCCGTAAGATAATTCTAAGGCTTCTAACATTTTCGCTTTTAATATGTCACTTTTGTCACTCATACAAACGCAAATAACCCCATTAGAGGGGTTACTGCAAAGGTAAGGGGAATTGTTAGAAATTATCTAAAGCTTTTACAACTTCATTGTTTTCTATTTTCTTGAAAAACAAATCACTTTCATTTAGTCTTTGTAAATATGGCTTTATCTCTTTTGCAATTTCTTGAGATAGGCTGCAAATGTTGTTTATAGTTTCTTCACTTTTATTTTTACTACTCAGCAAATCCCAAATTGCATTTTTTATTTGTTCGTATTCACCCATCAAAGTAAGTGCTTCATCTTGAGTATAGCGTGCAGGAATACGTTTGCAATCTAGTAAACAATATTCCTTAACTCTTTGTGCCAAAACTTCTTTCCCTGTTTGCAAAACTTCATTTCTCCATTGAGAAAACTTAGCGTAAATAATATTCACGTTATTATTATCAAGGTTGTTGCTTAGATAGTTTTCTTTGTTGCGTTTAAGTGCTTCCTGTCTATACTCATAAATCGCAAATATTTTAACCATTTTTATAATTTGCAAAACTTGAGTATGATTAACTAAACCATGTGTTTCAACTTGCTTAGTAAGTCTAACAAGGTAATCCCTTATTTCGTTTCCTTTTTTACTTCTTGATACCATACAAAGTTTTTTCGCTGCATCAATGTGTAAATGGTATTCTTGTCGGTGTTGCCCTCGTTGTCCTGCAATAGTATTACTCGACATAATTGACAAGTAATCTTTACCTTCTTCAAAGTAAAAAGAATCAATCAATTCTTTTTTTATAAACCTTGAATATTGTGATTTTGCCATGTCTAGCAAATCGTACAAATCAGTCATTTTTACAGATTGACCTAACTTAGTTTCAAACGTTTCAAACATAATAATACTTTTTAATTTACTACAAATATAAGGTATTATTTGCAATAATTAACATTACAACAAAGAAAGTTGCATATATTCTTTATGTAAAAAATTATCCTGTCCTATTGGTGCGAATAACTTTTCTTTCGGTTGATTATTATGTTTTTGTGTTCCCCCCTGTAAAGTGCTTTTTTGTTCCCATTGAAGGACGGTTTCAAAGTCTGACGGTGCTGTATATTCAGAAACATACACTTTGTTAGTCTTTGCAATTTGTCTGCACCACTCCCAAAAATCATCATGATTAAAGCCGCCCTCTTTATATTCAGACGTTCCCTTATATGGAATATCACAATAGACTATTGCATCTGTAGGGATAACAATATTTTTATAATCGTCTGAAAATAACCTTACGTTTTGTTTACGCTGCAACTGCTGCAACCGCTGCAACTGCTGTAATTCTAGCGT